TGCAATTTGTAATTGTGTTTGTGCAAGTGTAATTCTTTGCGACATTGAAAAAATATTAGGATCAGCAACTGGTACTACGTCAACTCTGTCATCAAAGTCAGCTTGTTTAATATTTCTTGCACCACCCACAACATCGTATGGATATTCTGGTGGTAAATATTGTGAAACAATTTTACCAAGTAATTTAAATTCTGATTTCATTGCTGCGTAACATCTTTTATGAATTGCAGACATTACACGTGAACCACGTTCTAGTAATGCAACTGTAGTTCCAACAGCCGCTGCTTGATTACCATCGCCCACTTGCATATCAGCAATAGCCGCGAATCTTTGACCAGCTTGTACAACGATACCTAAAAGATTTAATAAAGTCTGTGATGGTTCTTTGTATGGTAAAGGAAAGAAAGCATCTCTTAAACTACCACCTGGTGCATCTACATCTTTAAATTCACCCGGTTGAATAGGTGATGCTTCATCTCTAACTCTTACACCTCTCTGCTTAAATCCTGCTGGAAGATTTGAGAGAGTTCCCGCATCTAATAATTGACGGAGAGCCGCCGTTGCCGTACGACTCAATCCGCCAATCATGTGAATGAGTCCAAAGCCATAAAATCCAAGTCCTGGCAGAAATTTAAAGTGGACGAAATATTGGATCTTATTTTTCTTTAGATCATTGGGCGCATAGTTCCTTCTAATAGAAAGAACTTTTCTATTGCCTTCTTCTACAGTTACTATGTAGGGCAATTTTATTCCAGTTGGCTCACCTTCAGGACCAACTTCTTCAAAACCTTCTAGGTCTAAATTAACATGACATTCTAATATAGTATATACAGGTTCGTTCTTACCTGTTTTTTTTGTACCATCTAACTCACGTTCTTTTTTTGCAAGTTCATTATTTGTATCTGTGCCTGGAGGACCTAACTCTACATCTCTGTAAAATCCTGACACTTGTTGTTTTCTTAATTCATTTTCAGAAATTTTTATTCTATGAATAACTGCCTCCGCATCGTCTAATGAGGTAGCCGTATACGGGACAATTAATTCATCTGCAGGTACAAACTTTGATACTGCTCTGCCCATTGGGACATCGTAGTATACTTTTTTAAAAGTTGATCCTGCTAATGGTAAGTGAAATAACATAGAATCGAATTCCGATTCATACTCTTTCATCTGATCCATAATTAGGTAATTCATAAAATCCTTAACACGATTTGCTTGTTGTTCTGTTCCAGGATTTTTAACACCAATAACCTGTGTTCTTACAGGTCCGTCTGATGGTAGTAATTCTTTGTAAGCTTGTGCTTGAAACTGTGTGACTGCTTCAGCAAGAACTGGGTGAGTTGCACCACTAGCTCCTTGAAACGGCTCTGTTCTGTTTTCGTATTTAAATCCTAAAAGATCTAAACCTGTGATATATGCTTGTTCCCATTCTTTTCTTGAAGTTTTATAATCCATATAATTTTGAGTCATCTCATTACCAATTGGATCTAAAACATCATCTGGTAAAAGTTCTGCTAAATTATCAAAATGTGATTCTGTTCCTGGTACGTTAATTGCACCTGGTTCGTAATCTAAAGTTACGCCACCATCTTCTTCTGGTATTACTTCGATTGGTCCTTTTTCTTCTACAGGTTCCTGAACGGCAACATCTTGTATTTCTTCTTCTGAAGGAATCTCAAGTTTGTTTCTAGTGTTCGGGAGTCCTTTGTCTATTTCTGCCATATATTACTCCTAGTAGTTTCTAACACGGTTTTTAAGGGATAGCAACCCTTGTGAGTTGGGTCCTGATTCTGGTGGTGGGCCTGATGATACACCAGCCAGTTTAGCAATACCACCGCCTGCAAAAAATTTTTCGTAGTATGGTGCTAATTGTTCTCCTGTCATTGTTTGACCCATAACAGGATGATAGTTTTGTTTTACAATATTCATATCTAGTGCACGTTTATCTTTTTCTTCTGGGCTCATTGCTGATAGTATTGCTTGATCCGATGTTGGATCAAATATACCTCCTATAACAGGGAGTTTTCTTAAATTTCTAATAATAGGTTGTGTTGCATAATTAATTGGACCTAAACCTGTTTCCATTAAATTTTGTGGTAAGAAACTTTTTATTGGATTTAAAATAGTTGTCGCAAAATCGCTACCCATACTGCCCATGTCTGGATACACTCTATTTTTTCTATCCTCTACAGTTTTATTATATTCTTTTCTTCCAAGATACTGAACTGAATTTACATAATCGTCAAACAAAGTATCTATATTATCAAGTTTGTTTAATTGATTACTTTTATTTTGTAATTCTTTTTCAAGATTTTTAATTTGTATAGATCTATTATAAATATCAAAATTTCCTTTTAATGTAGATTCTCCTGTTTGTTCATTATAAACTTTCATATCCTCTAATAATTTTTTTTCAGAGTTAATTTTTTTTTCAAGATCTAATATATTTTTTAATTCTTGAAACCCTGTAGTTTTAACTCCTAACTCATCTCCTGCATCTTTAAGATCTCGCATTTGATATTTTTCAGGGTTTCCTAGTAGACCAAGAGTAATATTAGATAAGCCTTGTTGAATAGAAGTATCTAATGGTGCTCCTTTAGAAACTTCATTTGCAATATCTAGTCCTAAAAAAGCTACTTCAAAAGGTCCACCTATTTTCATAAAAGCTCTTGCAAATTTTTTAGCCCCTGGAATTCTTGCAATCTCTGCTGCTATTTGATCAATTGGAATTCCAGAATTTAAAACCATACCAACATCTTTTGCAGTTTGTGGATCTGCTTTTTGCATTACTTTTAAAAGATTACTTAATTTATTTTCATTTATAGGTGTGCTAAAATCTTTTTTAATATCTATATCTTTTGTTGCTGCTTGAAAAGATTCTGTATATTTATTTCCTCTTTCAATATACTCATTTATATCAAACTTACCTTCTTTAAATAAAGTATCTATAGGTTTAACACTAGATGTTGCTGTAATTTCATTTGCACCGTATCTAAAATTAACAATATCCCCTGCAACAATACCAGACTTTTGTCCACCAGTTAAAGCATTCATTACTTTTTTTCTTTCTTCAATTAAATTCTTTAACTCAACTCTTCTAGCTTTTGTTGTATTAGAATTATTATATTCATCAAAATATCTTTTAACTGGTATATCAAATAAGTTTTTCTTAAATTGATTTAAGTCACCGGATACAATACTATTAATTGCAAGTTGTCTATCAGGATTTAAAAAATCAAAACTTCTAGCTAGTGCATGTTCTGCTTCACCCACAGCAGATTTTCTAACAATACCTGTTGGTCCAAAAAATTTATCAGCTGCTTTGTATAATCTTTTAGCTTTTTCAGTTTCTCCTGCAGCAGCTAATTGATCGGCAGCGTTAATTATTTTAGAATAGTTTCCAGCAAATTGTTTACCATATGCTTGTTTTAACCAACCTGCTCTATCTCCTTTGTCTATTCCTGTAACAGCAAGTTCACTATTAGCCCCACTAACATAAACTCCAGTGTTTTTTAATTGAGTTAATTCATTAACTCTTAAGTCAAAATTAGCATTAGGGTGTTCTTTTAAAAATAACGCTTTTATCTCTTCAACTGATTTATTTGTAAATCTATTTAATTTGTTTAATGTTTTTAATTCTTTAATTTTATCTTTACCTCTTAATTGAGCACCAGATGCGGTCCATTTTCCAATTGTCTCATCATAGTTAATACCTCTTGCTTTTAATTCTTTTTTTAATTGTGCTCTGTCCACACCATCAACTTCAAATTCACCAGCTATCCATTGTTTCCAAGATTTATTTATACTTTCGTAATTGTTGGGTGTTCCTTTTTTTGGTGGATTTTTAAATTGTTCTAAAACTTTATTAAACTTTTCTTGACCATCAAACTCACCAACAGATTTTAAATGTTGTATAAATGATTTAACAACCGTGTCGTTTCTAAAATTTTTAATAGCGTTTTTACCGTGATAAGCACCTGGAAAAAATTCATCTACAACTTTATTAATTAATTTATTAGTATACTCTCTGTTCGTTCCTTTTTTAGTGTTTGGATTTAATTCTTTTTGAAGAGCTTTGTACCAATCAGAGTTTTCACTCCATTCAAAAAAAGGTTTATTATTTCTTTGTTTTTTAATTTTATTTAAATTTGCTTTTACTATCTCAATAGCTGCTGGATCATCAAAAACACTTCCTGTTCCAGGTCCTGAAGTTGCAGTAAAATCTTTTACAACTTTTCTATAACTTTCATCTCTATTTATTTTTTTCTTTTCTTTAGCATACCCCTGCCTCGTGCCACCAAAACCTGGTTGCACTAACATACCACCACCGGCCATGTCTTGTCTTGGATTAGCTGTTGCAAATCTATTAATCGCTTCTATCTCTTCAACGTTTTGTGTTTTAGATGGAATAGGTGCTTTGCTTGCAGGAAAGACATCAGGAAGATCGGGCTTTTCTTTTTTTGCCCGAGTCAGATACTTCATCATCTGTGAAAATCTAGCTGGGTTCATTATTCACCTAACATTCTAGCGATACCGCCTGATGCTTTTTTAATTGATGGTGCGTCTTTAACTTCGTCCATAATTTCATCTATTTTGATTCCGTCTTCAATTATAGGATCATTAAATTCATCTTTTATAATTCTAGAATTATACTCTGTGTATTCGTCATACTGACCAGCAACTTTTCCAGACTCATCAGACAACGCTGAACTTGGAGAGTAGTCCATAGTTTGAACTTCAGTGATCATGTCATCGCCTTCTTTACTAATTTTTTTAATCTGCATTTCACCTGTGCCAATATCTTCTGTTAACATTAACTCTGACTTACCATCTTTAGCTGGCATACTATGAATTTTTAATCTTTCTTGTGGACCATCGGATACCCTACCAAATTTTTTAATACTCTCTGCTAACTCAAAAAAATATGCTGGTGGTGTAGTTGTTGATTTTTTTACAACTTCTTCTGCAACTTGTTTAGTTGCTGCACCTTTTCCAAATCCTAATAATCCTGTTTTAAGTGCCGTGATACCCGCACCAGCTACTCCCATTGTTTTTAAAAATGCTCTACGTGCTTTATCAATCGAACCTATCTTAAACCCTGCACGTCCACCACCTGCAAAAGATGTTTTAATAATGAACTTCATGTTTTCAAGATCTTTATCTGTTCTAATTTCAAACTTATCACCTTTAGGGTCTCCCATACCTAATATAAAATTAACCGCATCATCTTTTCCTATAGTGTCTTTGAAAAGAGTATCACCTTCTGGAGTAACAACATCTACTTTAACTTTACCTTTGTCTATAGAGGCACCACCAAAAAATTTGTCTCCTTCAACTAAACCAGTAATTCCATAATCTATATCTCTTTCAGAAATTTTTATGCCAGGGCCAACTTCTTGTTCAACTTGACTACCTCTTGCTCTTGGAAAAAGTTTTATATCTGGTCCATCTTTATAACCAATTCTTCCACCATCTGCTCTTCCGGGTCTTGTTTGATATTCTATTTGAAGTAATTCATTTAGTGTTTCATCTCCTCTTAATTTTCTATTTAAAATAACTTCTGCTCTATCGTAATCAATAACTCTTTTGCTACCAACTTTTTTAGTAAATCTGTCAAACAAATTACCTGCTTTTAATATTTCTGGAGTCTCACCATATAAACCTAATTCTTGAGTTCTTCTTATTTTACGTAACTCATTTGGTGAAATATTTGCCATGTCCTCTATTGTAATGGGTCCTTTTTTTTCAGAAAAAACAGATGTAGGTACATCATCTCTGCTTCTAAACATTTTTTTATTTTTTAATAAATCTAAAAATCTTTTACCAAGTCCTGTTTTAAATCCTGCACGTCCACCTGTTGAAAAGTCTTCTGGATCAGGCATATCTCTTTTTTGATTAGCTAATCCTTCAAGTGCTTCATCGTAAAGATCCATCTGTTGTTTTTGATCTAAATCATAAAATTCTTTACCAAATCTTTTTTCTGCTAAATCATCTGCCACAAGTTGTGCATCATATTTTCTATCTCCTGCAAATCCTGGTGAAGCATTGTCGATTGCCTCTTCAACCATTTTTCTATTTCTTATTCTTTGAACAGCTGCTTTGTTATCTTTTTCCATACGAGCTAATACTTCTGCTTCTCGCTCTTTAAGAGTTTTAGGTTTTTGATCAGTTGTCTTAACTAAATCTGAAAA